GATTGGTGTACGACGGTACCCGTCCGATCCACGAGTTACATAAGGATCAGTCGGCGACTCAGCCCCAGTTCTAGCATAGACGCTATAGCTGGGAATGAGCCAATCGCCAGGCCTCCGCTTTTGATTGCGAAGTGACCTGAGCGAGTACGTATCGAAATACCCACCTTCCCAACCGTTACGTCGGTCTTTGCGACGGAAATACAGCGAATGACTACCAAGGAGGTGGCCATCACCATAACCATCAGGACCGTATAACCGGTTGTGCTCCCACGTCCAGGCTTCGCACAAAGAGGCAAGCTCACGCTCACCTCTACGCATCGCCCAGTTGTGGAAAATGAAAAGCGAGCGATCCGACACCTCATCCTTGAGGTAGAAGGGTCGTACATCGTTGCCAGAGAGCCAATCGGCACCGCAGGACTCTCTAAAAGGACCGGCCCAAAACGATTTCTGAGTGTTAACCCAGAAACCGCAAGAGTCGAGAACCTCCAAGAGGAGCTGCGTCGCTTCCGAGGGAACGATAATATCGTCCCCGAAAACGCCGACGTTTCTGACCTCTCCACCAACGGAAGAGGTACACGCCCAAGCAAGTCCCCAAAACAAAAGGGACTCAAGCTCGAACGTATACCCATTACCCATGCTACTGAATTTCTCCAGAGCATAGGTAGAACCGTCGTAAGAGAAGGTTCCGGTACGGAATTGGCCTAGGAAATCTAGCCAATCCGGCGGCAACATATCAGAAACGAAACCCCAGGAAAGAGTATCGCTGGCACTGCTAAGGTCGAGGGTTGAAAGACTTCCGTCTTCACTTCCGATCCGAGCAAGCTTACGATTCCTCTCTTGGTCCCTGAGGTCAATGCCCACAGACTGCAACCTACCCTTAAGGTAGGTACCGATACCCAACTGCGCAAGCCCGTTTAACACGGGTTCGACAATGATGGGTCGGTGAGTCTTGCAGTTCTTCGGCACAAAGACCAACTTTCCATCGTCCTTCCGGACAGGAACGAGAGCCCGAATTTCGTCGGGGTCGTCTACCCATAGCGGAAATAGATTATGACTCTTCACAGAGTTATGTTCTACGAGGAGAGGGAACTGCGAGAGCAGTATCCCCACAGATGGAAAGAGATCTTCGCTACACGCAAGTGTGGCTGACAGCTTCCCTGACAAGGAAGCTTCTGCCATGCGAACACTCGTGTTAGCCCCAGGACCATACCTGAAATCAAGTGACTCGAGAGGAGGGACGTCCCCCAATACAAAGGATATTTTACGCGCAGCTATGTGAAGTACATGCCGCACGGCCAATGAGGCTCCTTTGTACAGGTTTCGGTTCGTCTCCTCACACTTGACTTCGGCCTTAAGGAAGGATTTAACTCCCTCAAGGAGCGGGTTATAACCAAGGTCCAACCAGGAACTCTTGGAAAAGAGCGCCTGTATCTGTCGAGCACCACGATAGTCATCTAGGCCAATATCTGTTGGGATATCAGCTTCAATAACTGCGCGGTACCGACCTGCCTCCACCTCACGGTGGAAGGCGGACGAGGTATCTCCGCATTTAGATAGTATGGTCGAGACTTGCCTTATAAACGACAAAGAATCGTTATAAAGGCGGGGAGAAAGCCAGTCCGTAAGTCCTCGGTAGGACTCAGGATTGACTAATCCAGAATCAATGAAAGTATTCATTGTCATCTCACCTCTATGGTAAGCTGGACTTCAGAAACAACGGATCCCCGTGAGGGGATTCACCCTAGTTCGGGGTGATGCCCGCCGTGTAGAACAGAGGAATCGGCAGCGAGGAGCCAACAAAGGCTCCAGCCGATGCACCCTGCGCCAACACGCCCGTGGCCGTCGTCGCCGAAGCGCCTTGCAGCGCTCCGACCATCAGCTTCAGGGCATTGGCCCGATCCGCCGCGGTCGACCTACGAGACGAGAAGTGAGTGAAGATCATCACTTCCGTGTAGGCGACCTTGGGCGGGGCCACGTACCCTGCAGCAGTGCCTGAAGCTCCCAAAGTCTCCATTACAGGGACTTCGAGCTTCGCAGTACGCTTGTAGTCACCGGAATTCAGCTTCTCCTCGGAGAGAGTGAAGCGAATCTGCCCCTCGAAGGGCACACCGGAC